GATTTCGACAGAAGAAATTCTTGAGCGCCCGATGATGGACGGCAAGGTTATCCTTCAGGGTAAGATCGATATGCGTGTCCGCCGTAAGATTGACGGCGCTCGTATGATTCGTGACTTCAAGACTGTCGGTGGATCCTTTGCTGACTTCGGTGCCATGGCACACATGAATGAGCAGGTAAAGACTTATATGCTTCTGGATGAAGTTCAGAGCACTGAGGATGGTGCTCGCACTGACGGCGCTATCTTCACAATGCTTCGCAAGGTAAAGCGCGGTGCTTACGCTAAGCCACCGTTCTACGACCAGATTGAAGTTCGCCACAATAGGTTTGCACTTCGTGCCTTTCTAGAACAGCTAGAAGGCACCCTCGAGGACATGCTGCGCGTCCGTGACGCGTTGGATGAAGGCGAGAGTCACTTTAAGCACGTCTACCCTAAACCAAGCAAAGACTGCAAGTGGAAGTGTCAATTCTTCGCTATCTGCCCGCTGTTTGACGACGGCTCGGCAGCAGAGGCCGCTCTGAGCGACGCGTTTGTGTCATCCGACCCATACGGTTACTACGGAATTACAGAAGAGAAAGGAAGTGAGTAAAGATGGCTAATGCAGTTGACCGCAGCTTAACAATTATGGTTTATGGCGAGTCAAAGGTCGGTAAGTCGACTTTTGCTGTAACAGCACCTTACCCACGCCTAATGCTCGACGTTGAGGGTGGACACCGATTCCTCCCAATCAACGTTAAGTATTGGGATCCAATGACCGAAGAGCCACCACTGGCTGACGGAACCTGGGACACTGTTGTTGTCCAGGTCCGCGAGTACGACGTCGTTATGAAGACGTTCCAGTGGCTTCAGTCCGGTAAGCACCAGTTCAAGTCCTTGATTATTGACTCCATCTCGGAGCTTCAGGTCAAGTGCATGGACAACATTGCAGGAACCGAGCAGATGAAAATGCAGCAGTGGGGCGAGCTACTTCGCCACATGGGCGCACTACTTCGTGATCTCCGTGACCTGACTATGCACCCAACTCAGCCGCTAGAGGCTGTAGTATTGACTGCTATGGCACGTAAGGGACAGGATGGCGTGTACCGTCCATACCTACAGGGTCAGCTAGCAATTCAGGCCCCATATTTCTATGACCTCCTAGGCGCAATCACAGTGGAAACGATGCCAAATCCAGACCCACTGCAGGCTCCATACAAGGTAAGGCGCATGTACGTTGAGCGCACTCCTGAGTACGAAGCTGGAGAGCGTGTACAGGGGCGTCTAGGTAAGATTGTTGAGCAGGGCGATCTCGGTGTAGAGCGCATGCTTGACATTGTCTTCGGTGAGAAGAAGACAGAAGCAACAAGCAAGAAAACTAACTAAGGAAAACTAAACTATGACAACTGTCAATTTCTCCGAGCTATACGCCAAGGCGGGTAGCGCAGCAACTCCTACCAACTACGAGCCACTACCAGATGGTGACTACGAGCTGAAGGTTATCGAGTCATCGGCAACCACCACATCTACTGGCAAGTTGATGTTCAAGATCACCACCGAGGTTCAGGGTGGCGCGTTCGACCGCCGTCGCGTCTGGGACCAGCTAGTTATCACCCCAGAAAACCCGAAGGCCATGAACATGTTCTTCATGAAGGGTAGCGCAATCCTAGGCGTAGGTAAGTCGTTCTGGGACGCAAACCCAACCCCTGCTCAGATTGAGCAGGCACTACTCGGCCGCTCCTTCCGTGCAACTCTAGGTACCCGCACCTACAACGGAAACAAGAGCAACGAGATCAAGCGTTACTACCCTGCAGCAGACGCTGCTCAGGCAGTATCAGCAGCTGCTCCAGTTGCTGCAGCCCCTGCACCAGCACCGGCTCCAGCTCCTGCGCCAGCACCAGCTCCAGCGTCTCCAGTAAACACTGCAGACACCCCGTTCTAAATAAAGAAGAGGGCCTTGGCAGAAATGTCAGGGCCCTCTCCTATAGAGGATAAGCATGAGAATTTTATTTACAGGAATGGCATCTAGCCACTGCACTAAGCCCAAGAACACAAGTTTCTTTGTAGCGCTATCTGACCTAGTCTCAGAGTTTGCAGATGTAGTGTGGGATTCTCCCAAGTTCTCCTGGACTCGTGAAGACCTCGACAAGTTTGATTACATCTTTTTTGGCCTAACACCGCCTACATCTTTGAGCGCAAACAAGCTCTACCCAGCTCTAAATCTGCTAAGTCAGATGTTCACGTCTCCTAAGCTTATTCTGGTTGCTGATGGTGCCCAAATGTGGCAGTACAAGAATAGCTTTGAGGCACTAAAACGTGACTACCAAATTCTTCTAGGCTCTTTCTACTCTAAGCGTGCCGACTATTCTCGGGCTGTAACCAATCCTAAGTTTTTAGAAACCTTAGTGGCGCACATGATTAGCTCTCCTTGGCCGAGGACAATCTACCCCCGCTTGCCTTGGGGATCTATCAGCAAAGCTAAGTCACTATTAAGTTTTATCCCTGAAAATCGAATTACTGGATTTAACCTGGACTCTATTCTCATAGGGCCTGAGGTTCCTAGGATTGGTAGGTCTGATTATTGGGCAGCCGAAAACGTGAAAAGCTCGTGGCTAGAGAAGGTTGAGGCTGGGCTATCGTTCCCAATTAGCCCTAACAAGCCGAAGCGAAACACAACCGATACCGAAATATCTGCCAACATAGAAAACTCCGTGGGGCTAATCATTCCTCCTCAGGAGCGCGAGGTCGGTACTTGGTGGAACTACACATTGTTTCAGGCACTAAATACTGGAACTCCGGTGGTGACTCAGTGGCAGGATACTATTTCTTTCGACTCTTCTTGGGGCAAACTTGGCTACCAGATAGAAGACATGAGTCCAGCTGAAAGAGTGTCGGTTGCAGCTCAGCAGAGGAACTCCTATCTGGCTGCTATCCCAACAAAGCTCGAGAGTCAAGAGCACCTTAGAAATCTTTTGATAGAATCTAACCTAGAGAGGTAAAAATGCCAGAAATCGATAAGAAATGGATCATGGAGCAACTAGAAGCTGCGAAGGTCAAAGTTGGATCCGGAAAAGCAATCCTTAAGCTTCTAGAGGCTTGGAGCGAGATCCCTGAACTAAGCGACAAGATGACGGAAGAAGTTTTGACTGTCTTCCCTAAGCTCGCACAGGGGCACGTTCTAAAGGTCGAAGAAAACGAGAACGACTTTATTTGGATTCCAGTGCAGCCTGGTCAGGTTACCGTTGGCGATGTAGTCCGAGTCAAGGCTGACGCATACACTGATAAGCTTGGCCCAATTCACAATGGGCGTAGGGGCGCAATCGTTGCAGTCAGGTATGGCGACATCATTGTAAACAGCACCGATGGGAAGTCGCCTGAACTTAAGGGCGTCCACTATTCTCCATATAAGCTAGAAAAGCGCATAAGAAAGGCCAACTAGTGAGAACATCATTTGAACTAAAAATATTGGCGACTACCGTAAAAGAAGCCAAAAAGACGGCTATAGAAGAAATTGCAACATTCTTAGAGATAGAAGAGTCAGAAGTACTAGATTCGGTCAATATTGAACTTAAAGTCTCGTATGCTGAAGCTAAAACCCGCTCTGAAATAGCTCAGGAGCAGGATGACTTAAATGGATTTGTTGTCACAGTGTTTGGGTCTGTAAAACAGAGCGTTACAAAACCTTTTGGTTTTTAACTTGACAAACTAAGCAGCAACTGCTACTTTGTAGTTATGCAAACATTTGTACCACTAAATGGCTCGGCAGATACCGCTAAAGTTCTTGACCGCGCCCGTCTCAATAAGCAGGCTCTAGAGGGCTGGCAGATTCTTATGAACCTTGTTCAGCTAGACCCTCAGGGCAATGACCGCATCGCTAAGGGTTGGTCCAACCACCCTGCTGTAAAGATGTGGCGAGGTCACGAAGGTGCCCTTACTTACTACATCCTTAAAATGGTTCTTGAATGGCAGCGACGTGGCTACAAGTCCACGATTGGTGAAAAAACCCTTACTACCTACTACCAGGCCGTTAAGCTAGGTCGCATCACTAAAGACAGCCACAGGCTGCCCGAATGGATGCGCGACTCTGCCACTTTTGGTCCTATTGCCGCCAGCCACCGCATGGCGCTGCTTAGCAAAGACTACGAGTGGTATAGTCAGTTTGGATGGGCCGAAGATCCTGGTCACAGACCAGAGACTTATGACTATATTTGGCCAGTACAGTAATTTTGTAATTTA